CGAGATATTCATCGCGAGGATATGTAGATCTATTCATCTGCTCTGTCATAACTACATTTACAGAACCATCTAAACTCCCAAGCTTACCCGACCTTGCTGATAGATTTTTTTTATTGTTTGGTATCTTTGGATCTACAGGATATAGAGCAGTATTAGCGTCTGTTTGGCTTAAATAGTGTTTAATTTCTACTGGATGATAAGGAATATTTCGTTCTGGCCGTTCAGAATTAAACGTAAGAACACTAAACGGTGCATCTTTTTTTAATGATTCAAGTTGTGGATGAACCGGGCCACCTGTGTCTCCTCTTGGATCAGCAAAACCTTTACTAGAGTCAGCCGGATCTGCAGGTATTCCACCAAGAGTTCCAAAGAAAACTGGTTCTTGTGCCTGTTCACCATCACGATAAAATCCAACAACCCACGTTCCTTCAACAGGCCCAGTTGGACTAATACCTACACCAGTTTGTGCAGCAGAGATAATCGGTTGAACAGGATAAGCCCAAGGTAAAGATTCTGTTGGCATATCAGCTTTATCTTCAGTATGCCATCCAAGAATTCTAATTCTACATCTTCCAAGATATAATGGATCATATCGGTCTTCGACAACTCCTTGCCACCAGACAAATCCATCTTTCCCCATAAATTCAGCCATATATCAAAATCCTCTACTTGTGTCACTTAGATTAGAAAGTCTATTGGAAGTATAATCATCTGCAGATGCTTGCATTTCTTCTTGTGTCATTGCCAATCCAGTTCTTGGATTTGGTATTTGTACAACAGGATCAGCTGCCTCAAATCCAGAAGATATTGCAGACTTATATCCATCTTTAATTGCTTCAACATGCATTGTATATTCATCTTGTGTAATTTTATGTCTTAATGAGGTAATCAAAAATTTACCACTATAATACTTATGACCAGCTCCTCGACCAGATGATGAAGCCACTTTTGAATTTTCTGTAGGGAAATCAAATGAAATCAAATCACCAACTTCTCTTGAAGAATCGCCAGGAGCTGAAAAGTTTATTTTAACACTATCAAGTTGTAACCTTTGTGATATTCTTCTAGCAATAACATCTTCAACATGATTTTCTTTTATATCTTCTTTTATAGAAAATCCATCACGATCAGTAACTGCCTGTGGCTTGGCTTCAGCACGATTATCCTTTCCATAACCAGTAATCTCTTTTTTGGGCCCAGTATTAAGAGCTCCTGCTTGTCCATAAGTTGTTGGAACTAATGATATGTGAGCTTCTGGTTTACCCAAAAAATCAGCATTGTCTGAACACAATCTACCAATTTCAGTTGAAACAGATGCATCAATTTGTGTTTTTTCTTGATCACCCTCTTCTGTGTTTTTTGCAGATGTTACACTACCATCTGCTTCAATCGTAGTAACTGTAGAGGGGGGTGTAACATAATGAAAATCTCTTCGATCTATTTTCATTTGAATAAGGTCATGAGTAATAACACGATTTGAATACATACCTAATGCTACATTTTTCATCGTGTCAAAAGAATCAACTAATCTAAAACTGGTTACTGATTCGTATGAGGATTGTTTACTTTCTCCCATATTGGCTGGCATATACTTATAAGAGGCCACAAATGGTTTCATATCTGGATCAATCTCAGGGTCATCTTTATAAATGGGAATATGTGAAGTATTATCATTCGTGGCATCCTCTAAAATAGCATTTACTTTTAAATGAGGATAGTCTTTTGACACCGCTGCACCATCTGCATATTTTTCTTGAAAGAGTCTAAAACCACCCAACATAAGAGTTTCTATGGAAACAAATCTAAATCCTTGGAGGGTTTGGTAAAAAACAAAATTGGCACCCTTTGCTTCTTGACTCGCGGCCACTGCTTTTGATGCCAAAAAAGATATAGCTTTAAACGGATTCCAATTTGGAATTACTATTTCAGATTTATATCTTGTGGGTTCAACCGAAAATGGTTTTTTTGTTACAGGTTGTCTTAATGGTTTCTTCTTTCCAATAAAGAAATCATAAAATATATCTCTTGCCATGTCTGCAAGAGTATAGGGTCTAACATTATCGGAGACTCTTGTATTTGGAATATTTTGTTTTGTTGGATAAATTTTTCTAACTTTTGATAATAAATTTGTAAACTGATTATCTGTTACAAAATATAATTTAATAGTTCTAGAATTATCTGTTACTTGAACTGGTGGGTCTACCTTGTAAACTCTAAAACGATTAATTACCTGTTTCGGTGCTTCTGATACAGGGGGAGTAGTAGTAGTAGCAGGGCCACGAGTAGGTGGAAGAGCTGCACCGGCAGTAGAAAAAGAAACTTCAAGTATCTCTTCTCCAATAATAGGAAAAGATTCTATCAAACCAACAGTATCAGTAAGTGTAATATCACCAGAAACTACAGGAGAATATATATCTTCATAAAAATTTAATTCATGCCAAACACTTGTGGTAAGGTCTAAAAAATTAGCACCATCACCCGATTCTATATCAAGATTCGCAGATGTTAACGACATCTTAGTGATATTAAAATCACCAACTATAACGGGCGGTCTTGTAGGATTAAACGCGGATTTCTTTTCATTAGTTCCTAATTTATCTGCCATTATCTAAATAATCCTCTAGCTTCATCTTGAACAGATCTTATGAAGGAAGCATCAATTAACTGAATTTCTCTTTTTGCTTCATTTAGATCTTTTTCATATCCATATGAATAGATTATTTCTCTCTCATCAACAGCTGTCTCTGTATAAGTTTGATAATCAATTTCTAATCTATATTCTGGAACTGGATCACTAGTCCCTGTTTTTTCAGCTCTAGCTCTTGCAATATATTCATAATGATGAATTTGAGATTTAGCTGTTTCTATTGAACCATATTTGTCTGACATATATTCTCTAAAATCTTTGTAACTGAGTGGCCACTCCCAATAAGGATCTACTATGTTGTTAGCAAGAAATATTGTCCAAGTATAAATTGTATCTCCGTAATACTTGTATGAAAGAACATCTGGGCGCATACCTTCTGGAATAATATAAGGATAATATACTGTTACATCATCTTCAACCGCATCTTTTAACTTGTTTCTAATCATTAAATTGACAGCGACAGTATAATCTGGAACTGTAGAATTACTTCCAGATATATCATAGGCTATTCTTGGATAATTTGCAAAAAATTCTGATGACATATTAATACCCCTCGTCTATATCTTTTTTAGTAAGAAGTTGTGTTTCTTTAAATCCCAGTGCTATTGTAGTAGTTAGTGGGTTTCCATCATCCATAAAAGAAACAAGTGAAGATGTTGTATAATCTGTAGAAAAAGATTCCATAAAACAATTATGAATTTTAAATAATGGTTTAGTAGGATCACTACCATCAACTAACTTATTATTAACATAATATTTTATTTCAAATTCGTCTGGATATGTTAAAGTAACAGATGATATATTGTTAATTCCAGCTCCTGCACCAGTGCCGGGATGCATTCTCCTTTTGAAAAATTTAACTATATTAAAAATTTCTTTGGCTTCGTCCTTAGATTTTGGTACTAATATAAAAGTGAAAGAGAAAGTACGAAATCCACCAGGCCCTTGATACACCACTGCTTTGTGTGGATTTAAAATTTGTCCAGTTGCCTTTGATACTGCCTGACCTCCTTGACTACCAGCAAACTTTTTTAGGAGGCCTCCCGCAGCTGCTTTACCCACATCCGCGAGTACATTTATTTTGTCAGCACCTTCTACCTTACCCTTTAATGCACCTACCGCGGCCAGTGTTTTTGTAAGATCACCTGCTGCCATTGCAGAACCAGCATCTTTCATATCTGCACCAGCTAACGCAATAAAACCTCCCATTTCTACATCACCAATAGTTTGACTATATGAAGTTTTCAAAGCATCGGGGGGCATATATAAAACAACTTCACCATTTGATGTTCCTCTTGAAGATTGTGTAGATGTATATGACCTTTTTGCAATAAATCTTATATAATGAGGTAAGCCAGGATTAGTATCTTTTGGATATGTGAAGTTATCTCCCGCACCATACGCCTTGGCTGCTATAGTACTTTCAACTGAATTATCATTAAAAAGTGTTAACGGGCCTTCATAATCATAAGATTTTGAAGATTCTCTTACCAGTTCTCCCCTTTCATCATCCCATGACCAAACAATTTCTGTGTAAATTTTCATTACTATTCCTATAAATTAATAATTCGATCTGGGCGGTTTTGTGCCGTTACTACATATTTATATGAGGATTAAGAAAGGATTTTATAAACCAAAAAACATATCCAAATATAAGGGAGATTACCGTAAAATATTTCATCGCTCGGGGTTAGAACTGAAGTTTATGAGATATCTTGATGGTAATGATTCTATTTTAAGATGGTCAAGTGAAGAGATTATTATCCCTTATCGCTCTCCCATAGATGGTAAAGTCCATCGTTACTTCCCCGACTTTTGGGTAAAGACTTCACAGGGTGAAACTCTTATAGAAATCAAACCAAAAATTCAAACCAAACCACCCAAACCAAAACCAAATAGAAGAAGGTTTATCCGAGAGGTCAAAGCTTGGGGTGTCAATGAAGCAAAGTGGAAGGCAGCAATGACTTACTGTGAAGCTAGAAATTGGAATTGGAAAATATTAACTGAACAAGATTTAACTAAATATTAGTATTATGGCAGAAGAAAGTTTTTTAGACACACTCAAATCAGCAATTAAGACAAGTTCCGCAACAGCAAAAGCTAGGGCGGCAGGGGATTGGTTTAGAGAGAAGGTCAAACAGGCCAGTGCAAGTACTCAAATGAGAGCAGTGACTCCAAACCAACTTCTTAAAAGACAAGAAGATAGTAGTGCAGCACTTGGAAAAATGTTATTCTATAAGTATGACCCAAAGTTTGCTAAGAAGTTACCTTATTGGGATATGTATCCTTTAGTGTTTCCATTTGAGAAAGCTAAAGGAGGGTTCTATGGTTTGAATCTACATTATATTCCACCAAGAGATAGAGCAGTCCTTATGGATGAACTGAAAGAGTATGCAACTAATAATAAATATGATGCGACCACAAGATTGAAATTATCATATGATTTACTAAAAGGTATTGGTAGAGCAGTTCCTTGTGTAAAAAGATATCTTGGTTCTAATGTTCGTTCAAATACCGTGAGAATAAACGCAGATGAGTGGGAAATAGCAATATTCCTACCAGTTGAAAGATTTCAAAAACAGAAAAAGAGTGTTGTCTGGAATGACAGCAGGGAATACTATTAATGGCAGATGCATTTAACGTAGGAACATTAAGGGCTCAGGTAGAAACTTTTGGTGGTTTTGCTAAAGGAAATAGATATAATGTAACCTTCACTGGTGCTGGTATCGCAGGATTGAATACAGCTGTAAACGAGAATTTACAATATTTGTGTGAATCTGTTTCACTTCCAACTAAAGGTATAGCATCTAATGCACATGATGTATACGGCCCTCCAAGAGAAATACCTTACAGGGAAACATTTACAGAAGCTGCATTATCATTTATTGTAGATGATGCTTTTACCGTAAAAAGGTTTTTTGACAAATGGCAAGAAAAAATAATAAATGTTGAAACTGGTAATGTTAACTATTGGAACAATTTTGTTGCAACAATTAATATAACTAGATTATCAAATGATGCAACTTCATTTACTGATGCATCAGATAAGTATAAGATAGAGTTGAGAGAAGCATATCCTTCTGCAGTTGGTGAAATTGCACTGGGTCACACGCAGGGGGGAGAAATACTAAGACTTAGTGTGACATTTAAATATAGAAAGTGGATGACACTTCCATAGTAATATAAAATAATGATTTGAAAAGGAGAACATTATGGCTTTGCCAAAACTAAATACTGTACTATATGATTTAGAATTACCATCATCTGGTAAAAAGATTGAATATAGACCTTTCTTAGTCAAAGAAGAAAAGATTCTTCTAACAGCTTTAGAGGGTGGAGAAGAAAAAGATATGGCGAAAGCCATAAAACAAATAATAACTCAATGTGTATTAACTGAAAATTTCAATGTCAATAAACTTGCAATGATTGACCTTGAATATCTTTTTCTTAACATTAGAGGAAAAGCAGTTGGAGATATAAGTACAATTTCTTTTGAGCACGAATGTGGTGAAATCATTAAACTTGATATAGACCTTTCTAAAGTAGAGGTGGTTCAAAATAAAAATTCTTCTGATTTAGTAGAAATAACAGATGAAATTATGGTTCGTTTGAGTCCGCCAGGTATAGATGATGTTATTGGAACTGAAAATAAAAATCAAATAGACTTGGTTATGGAGATAATTAGAAATAGTTTACTTGAAATTATTCAAGGTGAAGAAGTATTTTCTGCTCAAGACCATACTAAAAAAGAATTAGATGAGTTTGTAAATTCATTAAATTCTGGTCAATTTAAAAAGCTTCAAGATTATTATGAATCTTTACCAAAACTGAAACAGGATATTGAGTATACTTGTGAAAAGTGTGGAAAGACTGAAACGGAAACTTTAGAAGGCCTTACATCTTTTTTCGCATCTGCCTAAGTCATAACTCACTTGAAGCGTATTATTTACAAAATTTTGCTATGTGCCAACATCACAATTGGAGTTTGACGGAAATCGAGGATATGTTGCCCTACGAAAGAACATTATATTCAGAATTATTAGCCAATGGGTAAATGAAGAAAATGCTAAGATTGAAGAAGAAAATCGTAAAACTAAAATTAATTAAACCAAATAACAGAGAAATAGATGGCTGACAAGACTTTAAATGACGTAGTTGAATCGTTAAAATCGGTTGAAGAAACTATTAAGAATCCACCAAAGTCTGCTGCTGATAAAGAAGCTGCAACTGAAGCTGAAAGAGCTTCTACAGAAGAGAAGGGTATCTTTCAAGGTATTTACGATACTCTTCAAAAAGGATTTGGTGCTGCAACTACAGCAGATAAAAAACAAGGTGGATTAATTGCGGGACTTCTTGGTGGAGTTGGTGCTGGTATTGGTGCGATTGGTAAAGCAGTAGGAAATATTGGAATGGGATTTGCTAAAGGTATGATAGGATTGGGTGCTGGTATTGGTGGATTCGCTATAGCCTTAGGTGGTTCAGCAATGATTCTCAGTATGATGGGAACTGATGGTTCGGCGTTAACATCAATCATTACAAATTTCTTTAATGCATTTAATTTAGAAAATTCTGTAAAGCTGGGTGTAATCGTCACCATAGCTGCATTGTTGGCGAAATTTTCAGTTGGGCCCTTACGTTTTGCTGCAATGATGACAGCAGTGGGTGCAGGTATTGTTGGTTTCGCTGGTGGTATATTACTGGGTGAAGTAGCTGCTGGTTTTGCTTTAAAAACAATGGGAGGATTAGATGGTGGAGCCCTTGCTGGTTTATTGAATAGTTTCTTTGGTGCAATGACACCAGAAACTGCAGCAGGAATGGGTATTATCGTTACTTTGGCTGCAGCAGCTGCTGCACTTAAAACGAGCGGTACTCGAATGGCTGGAATGATGACAGGAATTGGTGCTGGTATTGCTGGTTTTGCTGGTGGTATATTAATAGGGTCAGCAGTTGCTGGTTATGCTTTGACAGAAATGGGTGGAATTGATGCTTCAGCTCTTGCTGGTTTATTGAATAGTTTCTTTGGTTCAGTGACAGCAGAAACTGCAGCAGGAATGGGTATTGTAGTTACTCTTGCAGCGGCCGCCGGTAAACTTAATGTGGGTGGAGTACGAATGGCCGGTATGATGACAGGAATTGGTGCTGGTATTGCTGGTTTCGCTGGTGGTATATTAATAGGTTCAGCACTTGCTGGTAAGGGTCTGGAAGCAATGGGTGCATTAGATACTACTTCTCTTACTAGTTTATTACATGGCTTTTTCACTGCAATAACACCAGAAATTGCAGCAGGACTAGGAATAATTGTTACTCTTGCAGGAGTTGCAGCAAAACTTGACATATCTGGTGTTCAAATGGCTTTAGGAATGACAGGAATTGGTGCTGGTATTGCTGGCTTCGCTCTTGGTATTCTTTTGGGAGAGGGTGCTGCTAAACTTGGAGCAATGGCAAAACTTGATGGTAGTAATCTCGCGACTCTCATGGGAAATTTTATGGGTGCGTTTGATGGAATTGGATTTGTTGCTCTTGGTGCATTAATAACAGCAGGTGCTCTTCTTGGAGC